CGCTAGACATCAGTGCGGTTATTTTTCCCGCAAACGCTCCGGCTGTTTGATATGCCATTTGTTCTGCTGCTAATCTATATGCGAGTCTGTCAGCAGTTGCCGTTTTCTCTATCTGTGTCTGCGCCGCTTCAAATTCTTCCAGATCAATCAGCTTTTTAGCGTAATCCTCTTTAAGTTTAGCCTGTTTTGCATCTTCAATGAGCTTGATAGCCTCATACTCTGTGGTTCCTGCTAGCATGATTGAGTCGAGTCGGCTTTGAGCCAAAATCTTTTCTCTATCCAATTTAGCTTGAGCAAGCTCGCCTTCTTTTATATCAGCTTCAAGTAAATTATTTATCCTTGCTTTGTCGGCATTTTCTACCACTAGTGCATCAGCAATTTGCTTGTCTGATGCTTTTTTTAGCTTTGCAGCTTTGTCATCGGCAGATTTTGTTTCTTTTATTTCCAGTGCTACCGAACGCTGCAGACTATCTTCGTCTATTTTTCTTAGCTTTTCTGCGGCTTCTGCTGTTCCCTTTACTAAAGGCGCAAGTGTATTCGCGCCACCAACAGATACCAGCCCAATTCCTTTTGACAATATTCCGGCTTGATCTGCTGCCAGCTTCATTTGCTTGGCCGTGTCCCCAACTTCTCGCCTAAGTTTTACTAGGTCTTTGTCTGCCGCTTCGCCAAATGAAATTACTAATCTATCAAGCAAGACTCCTAGATTGTCGTATGTGCTAACGTCTTTTGAGTCTAACTTTGAAACTGTATCAAAAAATTCTTTGGCGTCTTTTGCTCCTAATTTATAATCATCTTTGAGCTTCTTTAACGATTTCTCAACCTGGGATGCCAAATCCTGCTGCTGTCTGCCCATTGGCATATCAGGAAATTTTGACGCTTCATCATTAACCGCTGCCAACATGCTAGGAAGTTGGCGAAAATCAACTCCAAGCGCCGCGCTTGCAAATCCTTCAATGCCTTTTTTAGCCTCGGCTATTACAGTATTACTATCGACTAGCTGTGAGGTTAATTCTGCGATAGCAGCAACAGATGAAGCCCTAGCCAATGCAAGTATTTCTTCTGATAGCAGATGCGTACTGCCTTCTGTTTTTATAACTGTATTGTTTAATCTCTTTAATGCCTCATCAAGCTCCTCGGTTGTGACCTTTGCAGATTGCATTGAGTTATAGAGAACGCCGCCAATCATTGACGCGAAAGCAATGAACGCCCCAATTACAGCGCCCCCAGGCCCAAATATAGATGCTAATTGGGGGCCTTGTTGGCCTAGTATTATGAAGGCTGAGGTGCCCATCTGTGCTTGGACGGCGATATCCTGCAGTTGGTATGAGACATTCTGAGTTGCGCCTTTCATAGCGCCAAACTTACCCTTCACAACATTGGAAGAGTTGCCCAGATTGTTTAGATTTTTGTCTGCATTGCTGGTAGCTGTAGAAGCTCTGCCAGCCGATTGCGACAACTCATCTAACTCCTTTGATACTTTGTCAGTTTGAGTTACAAGGGCTGCCTCAGCGCGATTCAAGTCAATGACGCCGACTCTTGTCTTGTCTAGCTCGACATCCACTTTTTTAGCCGAGTTTGTTACACCGTCTAGCTCTTTTTTGACTTTTTGAGTTTGCGGAACAAGGGTTTTCTCTGCCCTTTCCATTTCGACAATGCTGGATTCAGTTTTTTCAATTTGAACCTCTACTTTTTTCGCGCTGTCGGTCAAGTCGTCAATGGCTTTTGATGCAGCCTTGATGCCAACTGTGCTTATCTCTATGCCAAGAGTCGTAAGGTTTTCAGCCAATTTTGTTCACCTCTGAAGAATGCAAGTCGTCAAGCGTCCTGATCAAGTCGATTTCAAATACAGACAAATCGCCATAAATGCTGATGTATGCCTGAATCTCAGTATAACTAATGGCACCTTCAGCAGCGTTTTTTAGGCTAACAAACAGTGACCACAAATAATTCAACTCATGACGCAAAACTGGGGCATCTTCAAGCTCTTTTGGCTTTTTGCCCAATGACTTCTCGACTTGCCTGAGATTAGCCATACGGCTGACTTTCGATCCCTTATCATAGCCAGAGGCCCAAAACTGCCACTTGGCGTACGTTGATAGTTCGTCTGTCAGCCCTTCGTAAAATTTTTGCGATCACCCAAAAACCTGTCAATCTGAGTGGCTATATTGGGGGCGTTCTCATACAGTTGCAGCGCTTTTTCTTTGGTGAATTCAACTTCAGCTTTGCCGTCGTTTAATCCGCGCCAGCCAATAGTAACTGCGGCGAGCAGTTCAGCCTCACCGCCTTCTTCTTCGGCCAGTAACTTGCGATGATACGCTCTCACAGCCGTTCTGTAGGCTTTTGAATCAATACCCTGTACCTTGATATAAAAATCAGTTAACTCGTCATCTATGGGGCTTACAATGCGTAATTCAGCCCCGTCTTCATGTTTCTCAACAGTGTATAAATTCTTAATATCCATTCATTCCTCCCGTTAAATAAACGGGGCCGTTAAGCCCCGCAGGTTTTATGCCGCTGACCTTGTGATTTCGATCTGCGATCCTGTGCTGTCGTCATACAATGCCACAAAATCAAGCGAAACAGTAATTGCACCTGGGCCACCTACTTCTGGGTTGCCTGAGTTGTACTTGATATTGGGCAGGTCAAACGTATAGCTGTTACCGGCAAGGTCAGTCAGAACAAAAGACAGGCTCGATGCTGTTTCTGCAATAAACTTGTCGATCAATGTGGCGTCTTCAAAATATGCGGTGATCGAGCCAGTTACAGTTGATTTGCCGATTGACGGCAGCAATGTTTCGTCGCTTCCAACAACGTATAACGCTTCCATCCCGTTATCGATTGACAGGTCTATTGAAGTCACTACAGCAATGCTTGAGCCGCCTTCGGTAATTGACCCAGTAAATGAATCAAATGGCGCTGTGGTCGTTTCTGCGGAGTATGTGGCCCCGCTGATTGCTGTACTAGCAACAGAAAACGCTTTGCCAATCACGCTAAATGATCCAGTTACCATTGAATTTGGAGCTACAGCCAATGACAAAGCGTTGAAGCTGCATCCCGTTGATCGAAGGTATTTGCCGATGTCAGTGTGATGACGCTCAACCGTGTAGCTACGGCGAGTCGTGCCAGCGATTAAAACGTCTGTTGCCCATGTTCCTGCTAATGTCGCTTCAAGCAAGTCGTCAAATGTGCCGTATGAAAGCTCAATGTTAACGTCACCTGCTACGCTCTTGTTGCCGTGTCGATAATTGGCTATCTGGCGGTCTTGGCGTAATTCTTCAGACTCGATTGCGTCTTTAGATAAGCCGATAGTTGTTCCAGTATGCCGAATTGGAGTAAAGACTGGCGTAGTTGGTGTAGTGCCAAAAACGGATTCGACTACATAAGCCATGTCGTGCCGCGATCCTGTTGCTATTGTCATGATTTACCTCGGGGCTACATGAGCCATGTAATTGATTGTGACCGAAATTAGAAACCGATCTTCTATTATTGTGCCGTTGGTGCGCGATACATCACCTAGTCGAACAGTGGTGCTATTGTACAGCAAATCAGTTCCGCGCTTGAAATGATTTGCCACAGCGTCAGCCTTGGCCTCTGCTGCATTTCTGCCCTTTCCTGCTTGGGCAAAAATATCAATTTGATACAATCCTAAATACTGATCAATGCCGGTTGTGCCAAGTCCTGCTTGAGTGGTTGCACCAGCAAGGTTTGTTGGCCGCAAATACATTCCGGTTTTCGTCGGCTTGTATACGGTGTTTTGCCAAGCAACTGGAGTTGATCCGGTTAGTGTATTAAGTCGCGAATCAAGCGCCGAACTAATGTCTGAAAACGTAGTGCTCATTGTTTGACCTTCCGCAATGCTTCTTTAATAGCGTTCTCAAATCCAGCGATTGACACTCTAAGCATACCCATTGGCCTCTGCTTTTTGCTGTGGCCGTATTCTACCCGAATAGCATAAGGCAGATTATTTGTCAGAAAAATCGATTCTTCAACATTTGAATTATAGACTGTAGTTTGCATTTCTTTTAATGCGTCTCCGCCATCTGGGTCTATCCTGGCAATTTCCGTATGAATTGGCGTATTTAATGACGTCTGCCAATTTCCTCTCAATCTTCCCCCCGTATAACCTGGCGGGGCTTTTCTAGGCTTGCCGTTTACTTCCTGCCAATAATCAGGGTTTCCGACGGGCGTTGCCTTAACTATGTCGGTAAATATCGTGATTGCTGCGTATTTTTTAACGTCAGCAATGTCTTTCTTTGTTTTTTCCGCAAATTCTTTAATGTCTGAGCTGAAGGTCATAGTAAATATCCGTTCCAGCAGGTGAAATGATCCGAACATCCATAACTCGATAATCAATGCCTGAAAACAAACAATTGTCATCAATAAGCGGCTCTCCATGACCTGCCTGAAACATTAGCCGAACATCTGCCGCCTGGATTGTCTCGCCATTGATCTCAGACTTCGAGAACATCATTCGAGCGCCCTTGCCGGTGATTGTCAGAGTGGTTCCGCCTGTATAGCTGCCAGTGACAGGGTTGAACGTATCGCCGCTTGCTCTTGTCAATACCGCAGTATCGCCAAACTCAGCGATCAAATTAGATGCCGTAGATTTTAAGCCATCGTAGTTAAACACGATTAACCACCATGACATTTTTGACCAGCTTGGCCACTTTTGTTTCTGCTGCCGTCAAATAGGTATCTGGTCGCGAACTAGCTGAATACTCAACCTCAAGATCGCCAACTTTTTCTTTTATAGTTTCTCGACCCTGATTTGCCAGTGGGTTAACGCCTCCATCAATAGCAATGGCAATCTCCATCTCTGATTCTTTCAGCAGTTGAGGTATAGCGTCAGACAGCACTAGATATGCGTCCAATTCAACCCCGTATCGAGGCCATTGGAGCGCCTGATCAATGTTTGACTTCGTGCCGTTGAAGTTTTTTGACTCAAGGTAGTCCATTGCCTGAATGATCAGCACTGCTGCCGTACCCGTTAATGTAACGCCTCTGTCAGCAGCATAGGTCGCTAGCTCGGCCTCTGAGACATAGCTGTTGGAGTTTGTGAGGCCAGCGCCCGTTTCAACCACTATTGTTGCCATTATTCGTCCTCAAGCCAGCCGTAAATTGATCCAGATACCGTGCAGCTCTTATCTGATGATGCGAGCAACGCAACAACAACCCCTGAGCTAAACTTGAATGGTACGGGAAAATTGAATGCCACAGTATTATCCTGAACCCCAATTGATCCATAAGGTACAAGCGCGAATGGATTGCTAAATACTTGGCCATTGTATGCGCTTGCAGATAATCTAATTAACACTTTGGCAACGGTTGACCCGCTTACACTGCCAGCAGTTGCGCCTGCCAGGTAAAA